TACAATGGTATCATGGAATCTATTGGTATCATTGAAGGAAAAGACAAGGAGAAAACACAAAATGCAATTCCAGAAATTATGTCAAAGGCTTTGTCCGTCTCTTTTGACACAAGAGTTGGGCATGACTTTCTTGAAGATGTGGATGACAGGTATGAATATTATCATAGAGTTGAAGAAAAAGTTCCATTCGATTTGGAAATGTTTAACACAATTACCAGAGGCGGTGTCAGGAAGAAGACGCTCAATGTAGTGATGGCTGCGTCTGGCGTAGGTAAGAGTGCTTTTCTATGCCATCACGCCGCAGCATGTTTATCGCAAAATTTAAATGTTCTGTACATTACTCTTGAGATGGCAGAAGAAGAAATTGCAAAAAGAATTGATGCAAATCTTTTAGATTCTGATATGCATGTTCTTGAGCAAATGCCATTGCAGCAATATGAAGCAAAGATTGAAAATCTCAAGAAAACATGCAGAGGAAAACTCATCATCAAGGAGTATCCTACTGCTGCAGCTAATGTTACACATTTTAGAAATTTGATGGAAGAACTTAAGATTAAAAAGAAGTTTGTTCCTGATGTTATCTTTGTAGATTATTTGAACATCTGCTCATGTGCCAGATTTAAACTGGGCAATGGAATGAATAGTTATACCTATGTAAAGGGTATTGCCGAAGAGCTGCGCGGTCTTGCCAAGCAGTTTAATGTGCCTCTTTGGACTGCCACACAGGTTAATCGTGAAGGTGCCAAGAGCAGCGATATGGAAATGACAGATACATCTGAAAGTTTTGGTCTTCCACAGACTGCAGATTTCTTTGTTGCTCTTATTGAAAATGAAGAGTTGGCCGAAGCAGGTCAGCTTATGGTAAAGCAATTAAAGAACCGTGGAAATGATACTGTTAAAAACCGTAAATTCTTAATTGGTGTAAACAAATCAAAGATGAAATTTTATGATGTGGACAATAGCAGCAATAATCTTGTTAATGCTAATAATACGGATGATGAAGGACTCGGATCAGGATATGACGGACAGGCATTCAATCCGGCGTTCGGAAAGAAAAAGAACAAAGCTGTAAATTGGACGTTTGAAAGCGCCAAATGAACATATATATTGATAAGAAGTATGTGAATCTTCTTTCTGCATCATTAGAAAAATTTAAGTGGAAGAAAGAATCACTAGCCACATGTCGTTGTTTTAAATGTGGTGACTCAAAGAAAAATAAATCCAAGACAAGGGGATATTTCTTTGAGCATAATGGAAACTATGTATACAAATGCCACAATTGCGGTTTTTCTTGCAACTTATATAATGTACTTGAGTCTGTTAGCCCGACACTATGCAAAGAATATGCGTTTGAAGTCTTTAAAGAGAAAAACCCAGAACGAATTGATGTCAAACAAGAACAACCAAGACAACAAGTTTTCACTAACCTTGGAACTCGGCTTGACCTGTTGAATGAAGATCATAAGGCTGTAAAGTATGTTAAATCCCGTGAAATTCCTAAAGAAAAATATACCAATTTTTATTATACTTCTGACTTTGGAAAGATCATGTCTTCCTTTGATCGTGAAGGCATGGAAGAAGAGCGATTGGTCATACCATTCTATGATGATTCGGGAAATCTTATCGGTGTTCAAGGCAGAGCATTTTCAGAATCGGCAATCCGCTATATTACGTTAAAACAACAAGGACAAGAACGCCTTTGGTACAATCTAGACAAAGTAGATCCACGGTCTACAGTGTATGTTACTGAAGGTCCTATTGACTCAATGTTTATTCCAAATGGAATAGCAATGCAGGGTGCTGGTTGGCTGGCAGAATTACCAGAAAAAATTTCAAAATCAAAAGTAGTTTTTATTTTTGATAATGAGCCAAGAAATCAAGAAATTGTAAGTCTTTTAGGAAAATATATTGATGCTGGAAGAAATGTAGTAATTTGGCCAGAAGAAATTATTGAAAAAGATATTAATGATATGGTGCTTTCTTATGGAAACAATCTCACTATAAAATTAATAATAAACAGTACCTATTCTGGACTTAAGGCAAAAATGAAGTATACTTATTGGAAGAAAGTTTAAAATGAATAATAAAAATGATGATGATGATATGTCCGAAGAAGACATTCTCAAAGCAAGCGAAGCTTATATAACTTTTGTTCAAAGATTTGGTGAATATGTAAAAGAAATGAATCCAGAACTTTGGGCAAGAGCAAGAGAATACGCTGCAGATTTTACTAAAATCCCCGGTGTAAAAGTTGAATTAGTAGACAATCATGAGGATGAAAATGACAGAGACACAGAACACAAAAATGGCGCAGACTAAGTATCCCGTCTTAGATCACGGACATGTCGATCTAATAGATTACATGGGATCAGATCTTAGCGTTGTAAATTCTGCAAGAGTTTCCTTTAACAAGGAAAGCGATTGGGACAGCGATCCAAACTGGACTGGCTATCGTGAAAAAAAGTTGTCTGAGCGTGATACAAAACTTATTAAGTATCTTGCACAGCACAATCACTTCACTCCTTTCTGTCATCCGCAGATTAGTCTTAGAATTAAGTGCCCAATCTTTGTTCGTGCACAGCTCGGCAAACACCAAGTTGGCCTTGTCATGAATGAAGTTAGTCGCAGATATGTTACATTTGAACCAGAGGTTTATACTCCACTGTGGCGTTCTGCTCCGACCAACGGAGCAAAGCAGGGAAGCGATGGTGCAATTGAAGATCTGGATATCTGTATTAAGATGCGTCAGGAATATGAAGGTGTTGTAAAGGAATGTCTTGATCTCTATAACAGACTTTTGGCCGATGGTGTTGCACCAGAGCAGGCAAGATCAATTCTTCCGCAAGGCACTTACACAGAATTTGTGTGGACAGGTTCTTTATATGCATTTGCTAGGGTTTATAACCTAAGAATTGATGCACACAGTCAATGGGAAATTCAGAAATATGCTGAAGCAATTGATAAAATTGTTGCTCCATTATTTCCGGTTTCTTGGAAAAATTTAACAACTAAATAAAGAACAATTACAAAAAGAGGAAAAACATGGCAGATATTTTATCACCGTTTCAGTCGTTTATTTTCATTTCCCGTTATTCAAGATGGATTCCGTCACTTAATAGACGTGAAACTTGGGATGAGTGTGTAGATCGTTGGTGGAATTATTTTACGGATAAAGTTCCACAGTTGGCAGAGCGTCCCGATGTGAAGCAAGCAATTTTAAATCTTGAGGTTCTTCCTTCAATGAGAAGCCTCATGACCGCTGGACCAGCATTGGATCATGACAACACTTGCTTGTACAATTGTTCATATCTTCCAATCGACAGTCTTGATTCGTTTGCAGAACTGTTCGTGGTTTTGATGAACGGAACTGGTGTTGGTTATTCTGTTGAACACCAATACACAGACAAGCTTCCACAAGTTGCAAACAAGATTGAAAAAGCATTCAACATCACTTATGTTGTTGAAGACTCAAAGGAAGGTTGGGGCAATGCAGTCAAGTTCATTATGGATCACCTCTATGCGGGTCGCCATGTTAAATGGGATCTCAGCAAGATTCGTCCAGCAGGTGCAAGACTAAAAACCTTTGGTGGTCGTGCAAGTGGTCCTGCTCCTCTTGACAATTTGTTTAAGTTTATCGTCAAGGTTTTTTACAACGCACAAGGTCGTAGACTCACTGCTCTTGAGTGCCATGACATTTGCTGTGCCATTGCAAACGCAGTTATCGTTGGCGGTGTTCGTCGCTCGGCTATGATTTCTCTCAGTGATCTTTCTGATCGTGAGATGGCTCTTTGCAAGAGTGGTGCATGGTGGGAGCAAGCTGGTTTCCGTTCATACGCCAACAACTCTGCTGTTTATCGTGGCCGTCCTCCAATGGGTCAGTTCCTTGAGGAATGGACTTCTCTGTACAACAGCCACAGCGGAGAGCGTGGTATGATTAACAGAAATGCTCTGCAAGAACAAGCAGCCAAGTGGGGCCGAGATGAAAAGTGTGAGTATGGAACAAACCCATGCTCAGAGATTATTCTAAAGCCATTTGAGTTTTGCAATCTTTCTACTGTTGTTGTTCGACCTGATGACACGGCAGCTTCTCTAAAGAAAAAGATTGAAATTGCAACCATTATAGGTACAGTACAATCTACCTTTGTTGACTTCCCATATCTTCGCCCAGAATGGAAGAAGAACTGTGAAGAAGAAAGACTGCTTGGTGTAAGCATGACTGGTATCTACGATAATAAGCTTACAAGTGGTCTTGAGGG